TTATTTGATGTTTTCATAAGATTTTATTACATTCTCAAAATTTTCTGCGGCCTGTTGCTGCATGTTCTGTGTGATGTGACTATACTTGTCTAAAGTCATTTGAATAGAAGAGTGGCCTAAACGATCCTGAACAATTTTAGGATGCTCACCAGCTTGGAGCATAAGTGTTGCATGAGTATGTCTTAAGTCATGAATACGAATCCGTGGAACTTTAGCTCTTTTATAGTGGTCTTTCAAAAAACGATGGGGAGCATCTATATGTAAGGGAGAATGAATGGTATTGCCAGCAAAAATAAATGCTTCTTCATTCAAATGTATGCCCCAGCGGAAAAACTCTTTCTTTTTATAAACGTAGTATGATTGTAACTCTGTTACAACAAAGGAAGAGATACTAATGTTTCTATTCGAAGATTTAGTTTTTGTAGCAGCTTTAAACAGTCCTTCTTCAGTTTTTACAAGAGACTTATTAACTAAAATACGTTTGTTATCAAAGTCAATATCTTTCCATGTCAGTGCAAGTAACTCTCCACGTCTCATACCTGTATAGATCGCAAGTAAAAAGAACATATAGTACTTTTTATTTTGTTCTTTTAAATATTGGAGGAATCGATTACATTCCTCACTAGACCACGTTTTCATTTCACCTTGCTCTTCACGCGGCTTTTTTACTTTATTCATTATATTATCATGTATGATCTCCCATTCTACAGCATGTTTGAATATGCATCTGAAGCAGCGATGGATATTGCTGATTGTACCATTTGACAGACCTTTTTCTTTAAGTTCAGCATAATAGCTTTGAATCATTACAGGCTTAATACTTTTAATTTTTTTATAACCAAATGTGGGAAGTATATAAAGTCTGACTAGGCTCATGTCTTTTTCATAAGATGTTATTTTTAACTCAGCTTTACGAATAGGCTTTAATTTTTCCCAGATATCTAACACACTTAATTGTTTGTCATCAAAATACATACCTTTTTCAATCTCTGTAATCATAGTTGCAGCAGCATTTTGAGCTTCTTTTTTAGTTCTAAATCCACCTTTACTTTTTTGCTTTCTTTTGCCTGTCATTGGATCTATACCAACATCTATAGTAAACGACCACTTATCTCCACGCTTATGAAAGTATCCCTTCAAATTTAACCCTCCTAAAAAAATTATTAAATCATTTTGTAGTGTTGAGTAATGGCATCTTGTAACTTACTAGCTAATAGTTGATTTTCATAACGCAGTAGCCTTTTTTCAGCGAATTGGGGTGAGACGTTAAAAGTCTCAGCTATAAAATGTGCTGTTAAATGTGAAGGGAGCAAGCTTCTTAACATGAAAGTTGGAATACAAAAATGCAATTCGAAATTCTTAGCTTTTGCTTCTTGATAGTCTAGAAACATTTTAGGCATTAATAATTGATTACCAGAATGTAAGAGTATGTGGCATAGCTCATGTCCGAAATCTTCCCATTGTTCCTGCTTTGTTTTACGATTATCAATTACTAAGCTACACATTCCATTCCTTTCAATAGCATGGCTACCAAATGGGGCAAAGTAAACCAAAATACTTAATTTATTCGCAATCTCCATCATATCAATTTCTTCTGGAACAATAATAGATAAGGATTGGTACATGTGCTGGATATAGTCTTCGAGTTGTGTTGTGTAGTAGGGTTGCGATTGAAACATGATTTTCACTCCATTTAAATTATAAAATAAGAACATTTGTTCTCATTTTATAATAAAAGAGAAAGAGTTTGAAGTTTTATTTTTTTATATTAATTTATATATGTAAAATTATATAAGGTTACTAATTTATATCTTGTCAGGAATTAAATGTTAAGGGGAATAAATGAAAGAAATATATGGTAAAGAGGGTTGAGAGTAGTTGGAAATGAAAACAATGGTAACACAAAAACAAATTTTGAAACATTTCAATTTATCTAGAGATACTTTGGTTGCTATGGAAAAAGAAGGATTACCTTTTTGTAAAATTAGCGTTCGTGATAAAGAATATGATATAAAGCAAGTAGCAGAGTGGTTAAAAATTATTAGAAAAGACATCGACTCAATGGTAATAGGTAAAATTGACTTTTAGAATAGGGAAGATTCTTTTTTCAGGTTTTATTAAGTATATAATTAGTATATCTGAATTTTTCACAGTAGGCATGTTATTGGTAGAGTACCGAGTGTTAATAATATTTTCAATTGATTTTGTAAATAAGTTCAAACCTGACCAACAAATGTCACAGAATACTAATAAATATATATAGTTGCTATTTAATCAAAAGCTTGGAAAGCTCAACAAAAGAGCTTTCCAAGTTTAAGAATTAATAATTTAAAGGTTACCTTTTAGATTTCACATAACCATTTGCTTGAGCATCAGCTTCTGAACAGAACCATACGATATTATCTTTTGTAGAATCATAATATTGCCCACCAGGAACATGGTATTTTTTCGAATTGGCATTTCCTTTAATTTGTCCTTTACAAGTAGTGTTGGATTCTTTGTCATCACTAGGATCATTCTGGAAAGGCTGGCCATTAGAACCTCCACGATTAACACTAGATGAGGAAACTGTAGCGCTTTTCTTTTGTGAAGCCTCTTCCTGAGCTTTACGTTGAGCCTCTTCCTGAGCTTTACGTTGAGCTTCTTCCTGAGCTTTACGTTGAGCTTCTTCCTGAGCCTTACGTTGAGCTTCTTCTTGAGCTTTATGTTGAGCTTCTTCCTGAGCTTTACGTTGAGCTTCTTCTTGAGCTGTACGTTGAGCTTCTTCTTGAGCTGTACGATCAGCCTCTTCCTGAGTTTTACGTTGAGCTTCTTCTTGAGCCTTACGATCAGCCTCTTCCTGAGCTTTACGTTGAGCTTCTTCTTTCTTCTTTGTGTCTTCTTTATTATCAGCTGAAGTGGAAACTTTTGTGTTTACCTTTTGTGCAGTTTGTTTGGAAGCTGATTTGCCATCAACAAACGCACTACTCATTAAAAAGAATGCTAAAGCTAGATATAAATATGAATATAATACTTTTTTTCTTGTTTTTATTTGTATTTTTGGTAACACAAATTGTGGTTTTATTAATCCAATAATTAAAGCTAGTAAACTTAACATAAAGCCCCCAAAACCAATGTTAACAATTATAGGGTGGATAGAATTTGGAATGATTGCTTGAAGAATTAAAAATAAAATTAAGCTATAAACAATAGAAGCAATAAACATTTTCCAGCCTGTTTTAGAACGATAACCAAACATTTTTCTCCAGTTCATTTAAGAACCTCCTTTTCTGAATTGCTGCGCTTTACTACTCAAAGTAGAATAATGACCACCTTCCCCTATTGGATAAGAATAATATATCGATAAAACGAAGATATTACAAAACAAATACACGCATGAAGCGTGTATTTGTTTTGTAATAAACCCTCTATTTTATTTATATCTATTTTGTCTAATTTTTTCGTTCTGCATTATAAACTCCCAAAAGCGTTTTAACTCTTCGCGTTTTTCAGGTGAAGCATCTTTAATATCTTTAAACCAGAGACTCAGTTCTGGATCCACATCAATATTAGTTGGTACATGTTCTTGATAACTAGTTGTTCTTCCAAGGAGGAAGTCAGTTGTTACTTTAAAATAATTAGCAATACGATTTAATGTATCATAATCGGGTTGGCGCTCATTTCTTTCATACATACCGATGGTACTTTCACTAAGTTTAAGCGTAAGTGCTAAATCTTTTTGAGTTATTTTCTTTTCTTTTCTTAACTCACGTAGTATATTTCCGAATGTTTTCATTTTATCACCTGTCCTTATAATAACACATTGCGTGTTATTTGATTGAGTTTCTAAGTTTTAACCACACGAAAAGTGTTGACGACACGAAGCGTGTGGTTTATATTTAAAAGTAACAACACGATATGTGCGGTTTAGGAGGTGTAGATATGAATAAGAGAAAAGTAGCAGCAACTCTTGTTAATTTAAGAAATGGAAAATCTAGAGAGGAAATTGCAGAGGCGATAGGAATCAGTGTGAGTACATTGCAAATGTATGAGAATGCACAGAGAATTCCGAGAGATAGTATAAAAATAAAATTAGCCAATTTTTATGGTGTTACAGTTCAATCTATTTTTTTTGATTATTAACAACACAAAGTGTGTGGTCTTGTGAAAGAATACTAAGGGGGAGAAATATGATTAACTTCGACATCGAATCATTCCGACAGATTATCCGCGAAGAAGTACAAAAAGCAACTGAGCATCTTCAACCAATGAACGAACTACCACCATTTTTAACTATTACGGAATTAATGGAACTGTTACATATCAAACGCACCAAAGCATCTGAGTTATTAAATCGTTCTGATTTTCCAGTATGCCGCGAAGCTGGAGTTCTTATTCCTACACATTTTCTTTTTAAGTGGATGGAAAATCATACTGACTGGGTCGAAAATAATACTGAGTACTACAATCCATTTAAAGAATCCGTCTAATACTAAGTTACCATGTTGGGGTGTCACAAATAAATAATACGTTAGGTACGAATGGGGGGAAGTAAACGATGTCTATAGGAAAAGAAGTTGCTATGGCACGTAAACGAAAGGGAATCACTCAAGAACAACTCTCCTTAGAAATCCCTGTGAGTCGTGAGTCACTAGCAAAATATGAAACTGAAAAACGGCGAATACCGAAAGACTTACGAAAATGTATTACTGAAGGAATAGATGACCCACAACTGTTTTTTAAAATGTGGAGTGAAGCAACAGGGCATGTAAGTATTCCATTCTTTAATGGAGAATACATAGACCTTCACCCTACAAGTATGAGGTACATGGTTCAGCAAGAAACAAATGAAGCTTTGAAACAGCTTGATGCATTATGTTGGTTTAAACCTTCACAAGCATGGTCTGAACATGAGAAAGAATCTATGAAAAAGGCTATGCATGAAATTTTAGATGCTACAGGTTCGATGATGAGTCTTGTAGCGGTCTTATGTGATCAGTACGGTTTTTCAATGACAGATATATTTAAATATTGGAAAGTGTCACTGAGAGCAAGGAAATATACAGATGGTTAATTTGATTATTACTAGGGAGGTTAAAGTAGTGACAATTGATTATGTGAGTCCAACTTTAAAACAATATAAAGAACTGGTAAGAAAAGAAGCAAATTTATATGGGGATATCCGAATCGCATCAATTTGTGGAGATTTTATAAAAGCTAAAAGTTTAAAGCAAGAGAAGAAATTAACGGAGATAAGAATTCGAATTATAGAAGCTGCATTTGTTTTGAAAAATAAAAAGAAAAAAGAAAAGGCTACCGCATAGCCCGCGATAACCCAAAATACTAACAAATGAATTATAACATATTCCGATTTAATGCGACAAGCAACTGCGCTTGTCGTTATGGCCAGAAAGATTTGTTTTTCTGTTGTTCATAGTTTATAAGCTTGTACTTTCTGGCCATAACGATACGTACAGTATCAAATTATTTGAAGTGTGAGGGATGAAACATGAAAGTAGAAAGTAATTGTCTGTTTGATTTAGTTCTACCAGGAGACTTTTCTTTTGCAAATGAATTACATAACTGCATGATGACATGTATTCATAATATGTTCAATGCTGGTTCGCCTGATGAAGCAAATCATTGGGAGAAAGAGTTGAATAGGTGCGCTAAAGAATTCAAGAGTATTCGTAACGCAAGAGAAGAACGTGATGTATTAAAAAGCTATCGAGTAGTTGTTAAAAATCTTCAAGGGAAAGGAAGCAATGCATCATTAGTTAGTCGTAGAAAATAAAAAATCTATCACTTGGCAGAGTGATAGATTTAAGACTCATATAGCGAGTCTTTATAAATACTAATTTAGTTAAATTATATCAAAGTAAATCAAGTAAAACAATGGAGGATGAATAATATGGCAGTTTATAGACCGGTACACGTTTCATTTTGGCAGGATTCATTTGTTTTAGATCTTACACCAGAGGAAAAGTATTTTTACTTGTATTTGATGACAAACAGTAAAACATCTCAATCAGGAATCTACGAGCTTCCACTTCGTATTATTGAAACTGATACAGGATATAACCGCGAAACTGTTATGAAGCTATTAGAACGTTTTGCCGAGTACGGGAAAATTAATTACAACCAAAACACAAAAGAGTTGTTCTTAATCAACTGGTTAAAATTCAATCCGATTAAAAATGTAAACATTGAAAAGTGTGTTTTAAAAGAAATTCAATCTGTAAAAGATCAAGATTTTCTGGTTGATTTCTATGAAACTTGTTTGCAATTAGAACGAGAGCAAGATTTTAAAATCCCTCGTATTAAGGAGTATTTATCAGTCCGTTTGGAGGGGTTTATAAGGGGCTTCCAAGAACCTAGCAAGGAAGAAGAAAAAGAAGAAGAAAAAGAAAAAGAAAAAGAAAAAGAAAAAGAAAAAGAACAACAACAAGAAGAACGCGCAGGCGCGGAAGAAGTTGTTGAGGTTAATCCAATTTCTTTTTACGAGCAAAACTTCGGATTCATTACACCTTTTATCGCAGATGGTATTCATGCTTGGATAGATGATTTAAATGTAGAGCTAGTTGTAAAAGCTATGGAGATTGCATTAGAGAAAAATACGAGAAACATGTCTTACGTAAATACGATTTTACGAGATTGGCATCTTAAAGGATTGAAAACAGTAGCAGATGTTGAAACGGCTGATCAGGCATTTCGCGCTCAACGATTAGCAAAAGGGCAACAAACTACTCAAGCTCCTTATCAACAAAAAGGCTTATCGGAATCTACTAAGAACGTAATACAGCAGCAACAAGCATGGGAGCAGAACATTCCAACAGAAGAAGAACTTGCAGTACTTAACCAACAGAATGCGTGGTTGGCCCAATGAGTAACGATATGATTCGTAACGTAGAAGCTGAACAAAGTGTTTTAGGTAGCATTATTCAAGAAGGCGATTTAATTAAAGATTGTCAGCTAAAGGTAAAACAGTTTTCTTTACCGACGCACCAAGTGATTTTTAAGGCGATGAGAGAATTAGAGGATGCCGAGGTTCCAATAGATCTTGTTGCCCTCATTGGAAAGTTCGATGAAAGCTTTATGCATCAAATTGGCGGAATTGAATTCTTTGTAAACCTGACGGAAGTTGTTGCGACAACTAAAAACTTCTCGTATCACGAAGGACTAGTGATTGAAGCTTGGAAGATGCGACATGCTCAAGAGGTTGCTGGTAACTTATATAACCGCCTTCAGCAAGATAGGGATATGAGTGCTATTAGTACATCAATTGATGAATTAAGTGCCATTGAAGAAACAGGTTACTCAGATGAGTTTAACTTGAAAGAAACACTTGTTGATCTGTATAAGGAAATGCAGGTTGATGTAGGTGATTTAACTGGTATTCCAACTGGTTACGATGATTTAAACAGAATGACAGCCGGGTTACAAGAAGGCGATTTAATTATTGTGGGTGCCCGTCCTTCGATGGGAAAAACGGCATTTGTATTAAACGTTGCTTTCCACGCAGCAAGTGCCCATACAGCAACGGGGGTATTTTCGTTTGAGATGGGAGAAAAGCAGTTAATTAAGCGCATGATTTCAAGTACTGGAAATATAGATGCTACGAAATTAAAGAATCCTAAAAAGCTATGTAATTTAAAGGATTGGGAAAAGATTAGTCAGGCGATGGGCGTAATTAATGATTTGCCATTAGAAATTTACGATAAAGCAAATGTAACGATGCAAGAGATTTACGCTAAGACTAGGAAATTGAAGCGTAAGCATCCTGATAAAAAGGTATTAATCGCAATTGATTACTTGCAGCTTATTGTAGGTGATCCGAAGCATAGAGGAAACCGCATGCAGGAGATTGGGGAGATTAGTCGCAAGTTGAAACTTATGGCACGAGAACTAAATGTATGTGTAGTTGCTCTATCACAATTAAGTCGTGCTGTTGAGAGCAGACAGGATAAACGCCCGTTACTATCAGATTTACGTGAGAATGGTCAAATTGAGCAAGATGCGGACTTGATTGCATTCTTATATCGTGAAGATTATTACGACCGTGAAACAGAGAATAAAAACATAACAGAAATCATTTTAGCGAAACAGAGAAATGGCCCAGTTGGTGTAGTTGAACTAGCATTCATTAAAGAATTTAGTAAGTTTGTTAATTTAGAGCGTAAGTTCAATCATCAACAGGAGGCTTAATCATGTTGTTACGTCAGGAAGTAGAACGTAGAAAACTAGCAATTATTCGTAAATTATTGGGAGTAGGATTAGCTGGAATTAACGGACAAACATTAGATCAACTAACGTTAACGCAGCTTGAAGGAATTTTAATTGCAAGCTTGCAGGTATTGGAGGGGAAAAACAATGCCAAAGCAATTAACAATTTTTGACGTGGAACCAGTTGTATCATTTGATCCTAAGAAAGCTCATATTCACCGTTTGAATTCAAAATTAAGGTATACAGATGTGGTTGTGCAAATACCACGTCAAGCTAAAGCGATAGATGAATTAAAACCAACGACAGCGCCTGATGAACGTTATGAGTTGTTTGAAGATTACACAATTGGAATTTGGCGTTACAAACGAGCGGAGGATAAACAAATTGTTTGGGAAGAAGCGGAAGAGATATGTAAGCGAGCAAGGGATGAGAAAAAGCCGATTCCAATCCGGCTCCATCTATCACTGGAACAATCATTTGTTCCAGAAAATGTTGTGCAATATCTATAGACAAATAAAAAAAGCTGAGATCACTCTCAACTTACTTCGACAAAGTAATTATAACATATGGGAGTGATCTTGGTGGGAATTAGAAAAGAAAATCTTGTTGAAATGACAGCTGAAATAGATTTGAAAATAAACGGAATATATATCGTTAAAAATGGTCAGGTTCAGCTAATAGAACCACCTCAAAGTGGATTTGGTGAACAATCATTTGTATATCAAAGTGGAAAAGTAATTCGTATGGAAGAGCGGAAAACAAAGTTACTTTAATCAAATTTGAATTTTTTAGAAGAATGTTATATGGAAGTGAAAATAATAAAAAATCTCCTTCTAAAAAAAGAGCATTCAACTATTATTAGTTGCTTTACTCCAAGTTTTATTTGGGCTGGATGTTCTGACGCTTCATTTGTACATTTAGCATGATTAGTAGGTCGCGGTTTACAAATAAAACATCGTTAAAAGAGATTACGCTCCGGAGGGAATTGTAGAGAAATTTCTAGCTGAAATCCAAACGTATTTGGTATAATAAGTAAGTCTACAAGGGGGAAATCTTGTGGATTCTAAATAAAGAAGGGGTGTAAAAAAATGGAAAAACCTATGGATTATGAACATACTTTCAAAATTGAATTATTGAACGAGCTGTCAAATCGTGTACACGCTCGGTTGTTAAATTTTGTAATAAAAAAAGGTATTGATTCAACTAATAATAAAAACTTTTACGCTTGTCTACTAGAACAATTTTCGGAAATGCTTAATGTAGATTTATTCAAAATGACGAACGAAGAATTAGAAAATGCTCATTCTTATTGGGAAAAGATGAATAATCTTACTAAAGAGATAACAAAGGACAAATCTGAATGAATGCGAAAGAATTAGAGTTATCCTATTTTCCTGAAGATGAATTTAGAAAACGTTTAGAGTTTACAATACATAGATTGAGTAAAAATAAAACGAAACAGACAGAGCCAGTTGCGTTCCTTTTAGGTGGTCAACCTGGGTCTGGAAAAACCACTTTACATAGAATTATTAAAGAGCGATTAAACGATAATGTTATTATTATTGATAATGACGCACTTAAGCCCTTGCACCCAGACTTCGATTTATTGGTAGAGGAACACGGTCAGAATTATGTAGAGTATGTTAAACCTTTTTCAAATAAGTTGACAGAAGAATTAATTGAACATTTCAGCAATGAAGGCTTTAATTTAGTTATTGAAGGCACTTTAAGAACAACTGAAACACCAACGAAGACAGCTACATCTTTAAAAGGAAAAGGTTATGAAGTCAATCTTTATGTAATGGCGGTATCAAAATGGTTATCTTATTTAGGTACAGTGGAGAGGTATGAATTAATGTATGTAACTGAACCAGAAACTGCCAGAGCAACAGATGAATCTATTCATGACACAATAGTTTCTAATATACCAGAGAATCTCGAAACCTTATTTAAAAGTGGTTTTTTTACAGATATTAGCCTTTTTAAAAGAGATGGAACTAAAATATATTCTAGTGTTAACTCACCTTCTGTTAGCCCAAAGCAGATTATTGAAGAGGCCTTAAATGAAAGAATACCTAGAGATGTTCTGGGGAATAAAGTTGACTATATCATTAAGTTAATAACGCAAAATAATAATCCAATACCTCAACGTATTAAGCGATGGGAAAAACATTCTCGGAAATTCAGGGTCAAGGTGGAAAGCAAAAAAAATGATACATAAAAAAACAAGATTCATTCCCTTAATCACAACCATGAACAACAACGTTGAGTAGATTTATATATCGCATTTTTAACCAGTTTTATTCTAAGTCAACCCCTAAAACAATAGTAATCAAAAATCCACTTGCAAGTATCGTTGCAAGTGGATTTTTGATTTTGTGTAGCTAAAGGACGTTGTTTTTATTCTATTGAAAAGTATAGAGTTAAAAACGCTTGGAGAACCATTTGATAAAAGTGATGTTTTTTGGGAAGAGGCTTGTGGGGAATATGCCGGAAGAAAAAATCGAGCAGATGTTAATTATTGTTTTTTAACTAATGAATAAATAGAAAAGGTAATTAAAAATGTATATAGAATATATAATTAATTAACGAAAAAAGTTTTTTTGTAACGTATATAAGGTTTTTTGGTACGTAAAAAAATATATAATTAACGTTTTCTGTTATTTTCGTAACGTATTCGTTGATTTTGGTTTCGGATTAATGTATTGTTATGGGGAGGTGTTTAAGAATGTATAGCGAAATGATGAAAATTATTGAAAGTGGATTAAGTGGAGACAAAGATAGAGTGCTAAATTATGCAAAATTACTAGTGAAAAATCTAGAGAATGAAGGAAATGCAAAATTAGCAGCAAGAATTTCTAAAATCATTAATACTAAAAATACAAGATTGGTGTCTTTGGATTCTTTTTCAACTAAACCGGTGGACCAAGAAACCAGAATGGATATGGTAAATGTTACTGTACCAAGCTCGGTGAAAGATCCGTTAGTTTTTAGTGAGATAATAAATGAAGAAATAGAAGATTTTATTAATTCTTATAGACAAAAAGAAAAACTGCTTTTAAATGATTTGGAAGTAAGTAATAAATTACTTTTGTTTGGGAAACCGGGAACAGGAAAAACTTCTCTAGCCACATATATTAGTGCGGAATTAGGGCTTCCTTTAGTCACTGCTCGCCTAGATGGTTTAGTCTCATCTTTATTAGGAAGCACAGCTAAAAACATACGCAAAGTGTTTGATTACGCAGCTAAAAGCCCTTGTGTTTTATTTTTGGATGAATTCGATGTAATTGCTAAGGTCAGAGATGACAAAAATGAGCTAGGAGAATTAAAGCGAGTAGTTAATAGTTTGCTTCAGAATATAGATGAATTCGATAATGGTAGCATTTTAATCGCAGCGACAAATCATGATAAATTGTTAGATCCGGCTGTATGGAGAAGGTTTGATAAAGTTATTGAACTGAATATACCAGATAAGGATAGACGCATTGATTTAATAAAAGAATTTTCTAGTAAAGTGGAAAACAATTATATAAATGAAAGTTCTAAACTAGATATTCTATCGAAATGTTTATCTGATTTTTCTCCAGCAGATATTAAAGTTGTTATAAATAATGCAATAAGAAAAATGGTTTTAGATAATAGGTCGCAGTTAGTATATAGCAGGTTATTATATGAAATCTTTTTATTCCAAAATAGAAATTCTGTTGAGGTATATGATTTAGTTGGGTATTTAACTGAAAATGGAATAACACAAAAAGAGATTAATGAGGAGTTTAAAATTCCTATTAGAAAAGTCAGAGATTACGTAAAAAAAATTAAGGAGTGAAATTTATGAATGGGAAATTACCAGTTAAATTCTTTGAAAAGCGTGAAAATGACTTGCTAAAAATAGAAGGTGGTCCATCTTCTTTACCTAAATGGATTTTACAAGGAAAAGAGCTTATTCAGAAAAGCGAAATGATTTCGCATTCACTAGATGTTATTATAGATGAATTCTCTCGAAAAAAAGACCCGTTATTTGTCCCTCAAATAATAAAGGTAGAGATTGGAGAGGAAGCTAAGGCAAAGAGTCATAAAAAAGAAGTAAGTTATTTCTTCAAGGTTAGTGAGAATACAGGGGAAATAGGGCTTCAAGGGGATAACCAATTACTTATTAAAGTTGACTCGCTGGACGCATTGAACGAAATCAAGAATAAGGCTTCTCAATATGTTAAAAACAGTTATGCCCTTTCGGCTATGGTTGATATAAGTGAATTCATTCCAGAGGTTGAAGCAGCAAGTGAAAAGAATGTATACAAAATCAAATTGTTTAATTATCAATCTTATGAAACTAATAGGGTTGTAAAGCAGTATGTTATGGGTAAGTTGCAGGAGATGAAAGTTGATTTTAAAGAAGTGGAATATGCAAAAGGTTTGACTATCTTTAAAGTTACTAATATATCGTCAGATCAGTTGCAAATGATAGAAGCTCTGCCTATTCGTTCTATGTGTCCAATGCCTCGGTATGATGTTAATGAAGTTATGAGTTTAGATAAAGTGCAAGAATTGGTGAAATTAGAATTTGATCCAGATAAGCAGTATCCCAAAATAGGGATTTTGGACTCTGGAATAGAACGAAATGAATACAATGAAGATTGGATTATTAATAGAGAGAGATTCTATTTAGACGAGGATATTGATACCAATCATGGAACTTTTGTTTCTGGTATTGTATTATACGGTGATCAGTTAGAAGGGAAACAGTATACAGGGATTAATGGTTGTCGCATTTTGGATGTCCCTATACTAACTTCGGAAACAGACGAAGATGAATTGATTAGTAATATCAAAAGAGCTATTGCGAATAATAGAGATATCAAAATTTGGAATTTATCTGTAAGTGTTACGAGAGAAGCGGACAATGAAAGTTTTTCGGATATTGCTATTGCTTTAGATCAAATTCAAGATGAGTTTGATGTGATAATTTGTAAATCTGCGGGTAATTCGACTGCTTTTCTGGAGGGTTTTCCTAAAGAGAAAATACATACACCTGCTGAATCTGTAAGAGCTGTGACTGTTGGATCAATACAACAAGAAGATGATGGAGTGGGTTATGCGAAAAAAGACGAACCAACGCCGTATACACGAATTGGGAGAGGACCTGCAAAAATAATCAAACCTGAAGTAGTGCATTATGGTGGGGATGTGTGGAAGGATCCTAATGGTGAATTTGTTATGAAAGGTGTAAAATCATTGACACCTACTGGTGACATGAAAAGTGATTGCGGAACGAGTTTTTCTACACCGAGAATCGCAGCAATTTTAGCGGGATTGGAAAATGAGATTGAAGAAGAATTTGACGCTCTTACATTAAAGACTCTGCTTGTACATTCTGCTAATTATGGAACTTGTACTGAAATGAATCCAGCTGAGAAATTGGAGCAAATTGGATTTGGTAGACCGAAAAGTATGAGAGACATTTTATATGGGGATGAACATGAAGTAACTTTAATCTTAAGAGATACTTTGGATAAAGGCCGGTTTGTTGATATTATGGAGTTTCCTTTTCCACAAGAATTGAGTGAAGATGGCCTTTTTAGAGGGCAGGTTACGGTAACGTTGGTATATAATCCTATCCTCTCTCCGAATCAAGGTTCAGAGTATTGTCAATCAAATATAGATGTTAAATTGGGTACATATAGTGAAAAAGTTGATCGGGATATGGAAAAACGAAATATTTTAAATCCTATGGGACGAAAAGGGTCTAAAAATGTTTTAAGTCCAAGTATGTACAGCAAAAAAGTGGATTATTCTATGGATAATCCTTTTGCTACAGAGCGTATGTTAATTAATTTTGGAGATAAATACTATCCGGTGAAAAAATATAGCGTGGATTTATCGGAATTGACACCAGCTAATAAAGAGCGATATTTGTCCGATGATAAAAAATGGTTTTTAAAGGTTAGTGGATTATATCGTGATTTTATTGAAAAACAAGCAGAAAAAGCTGATGAAAAACTTAGTATGGATTACTGTGTAGTAATTAGCATTAAAGATCCAAGAAAAGAAGCGGATGTTTATACTAAAACTGTTCAAGCGTTGGATCATCATAACTTCTATCATCGAGATATTCAAGTCAATCAAGATATCTCAATTACACTGGATAATTAAAGGTAAGAGTATGGAATAAAAGGTGCAATTACAGGGGAATCATCTATATAAAAGGACATGCCGAGAATTAAACATGTAGTCCTACTGGAAGAACCAGCGGACATTGAACTATAAAGAGCATTAATAGTGCTATTTTGTAGTTTGATGTCCGTTTTTTGTTTTTATTTATTAATAAGTATAGAAAAGGAGTGTTTTTATCATATGAATCAATTAACTTTCTTACCTAAAGTTAATCGTAAAGCAACACAGGTGCGCTTAGAAGAGGTTCTTGAAACCGTTCGTATTTATAGACAATTCGGGATGATTAGAAATGAGATGAAGGTTACAGCATCTTGTGAGGTAAGATATCACGGCCCAACATATATAGTAGGGAAGCCAGCTGAAGATGTTGCTCTAGCTAATGTCGCGATGAATGAAAGAGAAGATAAATTACAACGTTTATCTTTTCAAATTGACAAGGCATTAAGTCGTTTTAGCAAAAATCAAAGGGACATTATTGTAAAACGATATTTGGAAGATGAAGAAGTTTTTGATTACATGGTTTATAACGAGATAGGTATGAGTGAACGTACATATAGACGAAATAAATCTAATGCTTTTTATAAACTAGCGTTTGCTCTTAGATTAGAAGTATATGAGGCAGAAGAACAGAATGGAGGGGATAACCTATGAACTTTGTTCAACCAATCCGTGATCCAGAGCAAATACAGCAGATTAGAGAATATATGAAGGGAAATAATGAGCGTAATTATATTTTATTTGTAATAGGCATTAATACAGGATTACGTATTAGCGATATTCTTAAATTGAAGATTTGTGACTTGAAAGGTAGCCATATTTTAATGAGAGAAAAGAAGACAGGTAAACAGAAACGTATTCAATTAACTCCAGCATTAAAAAGAGAACTGCGTTGGTATATTGAAGAAAGAGCGGACAATGAGTATTTAATTAAGAGTCGTCAAGGTACTAATAGGCCAATCGGGCGTAGCATGGCTTATAAGATACTCAGAAGTGCAGCGGAAGAATTTGGATTAAAGGAGATAGGTACTCATACTTTAAGAAAAACATTTGGATATCATATGTACATGCAAACAAAGAATATCGCATTGTTAATGGAGATATTCAATCATTCAAGCGAGAAAGTGACACTTCGATATATTGGTGTGAACCAAGATGCAATGGATAAAGCGATGAAAAAATTTAAGATTTAATAAGGATGCGCATATTATTATGTTAAAATTTATTATTGAATGTTATCTATCTAAAATAAGCAATTACGGTATTAATTTGTAAGGAGTGTTTTTATGTGGAAAAAAGATTACGTTAATTTAATGTATCCAAAGAATAACGAGGATGTAAAAATAGATGAAGCCATAAAACTTAAGTACCAGTATATGCCATCCGCCTTGTTTAAATATAAGGAAGTTAGTGAGTATTCTATAGAAAATTTGAAAAATGATGAAGTCTGGTTTAATCAGGCAGCAAATTTTAATGATCCATATGAATGTGCCTTAATGTTAGGAAATTATTCAGAACAAGTAGCTATGGTTAGTGCATATGAAAATATTAAAAATTTAGGTGGGAATATACCTAGGATACCGGAAGTGATGGAGCTTGAAGAGGCCAGTTTCGAGGTCTGCAAATTATGGTTTGGAAAATCTGACATGATGGAAATAGACTTCAAAAAAGAATATAGATTGCACAAAGGAGAATACCAAGAAAATATAAATCAAAGAGTAAATAAAATGATTAAAGAGCTACAACAAAAAATGAATATAGCTTGCTTTAGTGAAGTGAATGATTCTATTTTAATGTGGAGCCACTATGCTAACAATCATGAAGGTTTTTGCATTGAATATGATTTTAAAAAGGAAGGGCGGGAAGAAAAAATAGTTGATGAGCTGCAGCCAGTAATATATCAAGATGAAGTGTTTAATATAGGAGAATATTTTAAACAGACTTTAATAGAACCAGGTGAATTCAATAAGTTAGTAGAAAAATATGCTGCGATTATAAAATCAGTAGAATGGAAATACGAAAAGGAATGGCGAATTATTCTGGAATGTAATAAAGGTAAGGGGTTCAGTCGGGAGCTATTTAAACCTGAATCTATTTATTTAGGATCCAAGATGTCTAATACAAATAAAGAGGAAATAGTGAAAATTGCAACACAAAAGAAAATCAAAGTGTTCCAGATGAGAATGAAAAATAATGAATATAAACTTTATCCAGAACGAATTTTATAAGAGGACTAATTTATTAGCATAGCGTATAATTCAACATTTAAATTGTATTGTGTAACTCAATAAGGAGAGTGTTAAGAACCTATGAATATAAAGGCCTGTGGCGTTCGGATTAGTTACACAAAATATAAGATATGGGTAAGTATGCATGAAAAATTTAACAAAAGAAATATAAATTCAGGTATAATATTGACAAAAAGACATCCAATAAGAGGAGAAAACACATGCGGAAATATTTAATAACTTCAATTGTTTTGCTTTGCCTTTTTGTAATTAATATCTGGATGGAGAACGCAACTGAAAAGTTATATGAAAAGTGGATTGAACCAGTTCTTGGGTATCCAATTCAATTTACATACGTGTTACTTGGAGGAGCGGCAATTTATACCATCGTTGATCTTATGTTTCAAAATAAAGAGGATAAAATTAATAATTTAGAGGGACAAGTTCAGCAATACGAGGAACAACTAAAAGAAGAAACTAAGGGATTATGGCGACATTTTAAGGATATAAATAAGTTCAAAGTTCAAGAAAATGTATTAGAGGTAATGAAAACCTTCGTTAATAATGAAACAAACGTAATTGCTGCACAATTGTATGAATACACTATAAAAGAATCTTCTAAGCAAACAGCTGTAAAAGTAAGCCATTTAGACGGCTATGTAGCCGAAGGTGAAGAGTTAAACGCCTTACTACAGGAATATTATTACCTAAATCCCCAGATGTATGCTGATTTTAAAAAATCTGTATTTAAATTAAAGAAAAACAACGATACTTCAGATATAATGAAATTTATTGATGGAAATCGAGAGGTTTTAGATGCAAAAAGTGTAGAAGAATTAAATGGCGATATGAATGCATCCTTAGTATATTCTCTTACCTTTTTGGCTGTTCAGTCATATATAGGACATGTAATGAGAATAGAAAAAGGTCAGGAGCAAGCTCTTACTTTCACTGTAGTAAGCGAAGAGAAAGATGAAGTGTTGTACAATAATAAAAGGAATGGTATACTAAGAACCATTCTTAATTCAGTGATAGCGCAAGGCGACTTTTATATTTTTTATCATAATGGGTACAATGAGAAAAAAGGTCGAATATATTATACGGAGACAATTAAAGTTAGTGGGAAAAAGCAGATTTTATTAATTACCTTGAACGAATTGGCCTTAGAACAAGAAGATTGGGTTCAATATATAAAAGGTGTTGGTAAGGACTTCGTTGAATTGTTAAAAGACAAAGGTTTAAACGTAGAGTATGAACAAAGGAATTAACATAGTGTTAGATGTATAATTTAACACGAGGGGGAATATAGAATGGTTAAAAAATCAGCTGTTGTAAAAACGGATGCTATGGACTTTAAACAAGTGGCTCAAAACTTAGCTCGGGTAGGAGTTAAAGTTAGTCTTGCAAGTAATGAGGTTAAAAATGAAAAAAGACTTTCTTTAATTGTTGGAGATTCTAATAAAGAATTATCAGTAAAGTAAAAAAAGAGACATCCATAATGGATGTTTCTTTTTTTATAAATTAAAATACCTGGCAGACTGATGGCCGTTTTTTGGCTGGAAATGTGCCGCGTATTTTTATTTCGGTATGCTATATTTATATTGTGAGTAGTGGCAAAAAACATTGTTTACAAAATTCCTGATAACGGAAAGTGGATCGTCATGATTGCAGATTGGATCATTAGTTATTTTTTGAGTTCATATTCAATTGCAATTTATGTTATGTAAACGGATAAGGGCAAAACTTCATTTACCGTAATTGAAATACAAATAAATAATTGATATTAAAGCATCCATTTGGGTGCTTTTTATTTTGGAGGAGGATGAAAGATGGATTGTAAACATGAATTTATTGAGTTCAGAATTCATTCGAAGATTACGGATATATGTTCCAAATGTGGTCACATCGTCATGGGTGTAAGGAATATAGAACCTGATGAATTAAAGAGAGAAATCGACATTAGAGTGGATTATGAAAGATAAGGGGTGAGGATAATTGGACAGCGTTTTAAACGGTAAGATTGCTGCACTTGGTCTTATACCTATTGATAAGAAAACGTATATCAAATACCTTAAGCCTCTTGAGAAAGCGTACAAGAAAGCTCGTATTGATGTTAATCGATTCAAGTATTACAAGCTGTATGGAGAGAAACACATGCTTTATTCGATGGAATATCTCATGCAAACACCAATAAAAAATTTGTTGGAAAGAGATAGAGAGAATCAAAAGCGTTTGGTAAAGACAAATGAAAGAGTATAAAACCAAACAAGAGAAGCGTAAGTTCTATGACAGTGGTGAGTGGAAGAGTATACGAGAACAAGTAAAGAAGAGAGACAACTATGAATGCCAAGAGTGTAAACGCAATGGTAGTGTTCGTGTGGAAACCAATGAATACAGTGAGAGCGCAAAGCGTAAGAAGATTCAACTCGTTGTCCATCATATAAAAGAACTAGAACATCATCCAGAACTTGCATTAGAAATAGATAATCTCGAAACAGTCTGTGTGGATTGTCATAATAAAGAGCACGGTAGAACATTCAAAAAGAAACCGAATAAATGGGAAAACGATGAAAAGTGGTAAAAATGGTTCAATAATGATACCCCCCTTAAAATATTTCATCAAAAATTGCTCTAAGGGGCACCGGAGGAGGGGGTTAACTGTCAGTTTTTTTTCGGAATTACGCACGTAAGGGGGGTGGGTAGATGGCTGTCAGTATTACAAAGTTGAAGGAACAGCTAATGAACAGTATTGATATTAAAGATTTAGTCGAGGTTGAAAAAGTAGAAAGATACATTGATCTGGTTAAAGCATTTAGAAAAATAAACAGGACTATCAATAAAGAAGGTGAGTCCGTCACAGTCAAAAATGGATCTCAAGTTTTTGTTAAGGCCCATCCTCTTATAAGTGAAAGAAATAAAATAAACAGTTCTTTAATTGCTTTAGGAAGAGATATAAAGTTTGTTTGCAAACCGAATATTCCTAAGGCTGGTTATAGTAAAAGTGATCTGACATGATTAGGCAAAAGTATGTAGAAGAATACATTGAACTTTATCGAGGCGGAAAAATAAAGTTCAATAAAGAAAGAGAACAGTTAATTGAATACCTAGAAAAATATGTTTTAAACAGAGACGATTTGTATTTTGATGATGAAATGATCGAGGATTGTATCAACTTCGGAGAAAAGTGGTATTTTCCGTTACAACCATTTCAAAAATTCTTAATAGCATTCGTCTTTTTATTTTATAAGAAAAATGGGCGTGTATTTTATCGGAAATTCCTGTGGATGTTAGGGCGTGGTGGTGGTAAAAACGGTCTAATATCTGTAATTATTCACTTTTTAATTAGTGAATTGCACGGCATTCCAGAGTATAACATTTCCGTTGTTGCAAATAGTGAAGAACAAGCAAAAACAAGTCCTGACGAAGTTCATAAGTGCGTTAAAAAAAATGAGATTTTACAGAGAGCCTTTAAAACAACATTAACTCAAACTGTTTCAAAAGCTACTGAAAGTGTACTAAAGTTTAGAACTTCAAATGGTGATACAAAAGATGGGCTACGTGATGGTGCAGTTGTATTTGATGAAATACATCAATATGAAAGTAATAAAGACGTTCGAGTCCATATCAGCGGTTTAGGGAAAAAGAAAAACCCACGCGAGTTTTATATTGGTACAGATGGATATGTACGTGATGGTTTCTTAGATAAGCAAAAAGATAAAGCGATAAAGGTTTTAAAAGGTGAAGCTCGTCCCAATGCTGTATTTCCATTTATCTGTAAGCTTAATGATGAAAAGGAAGTCGATGACATTGATAGTTGGGAATTAGCTAATCCTATGTTATCAAAACCGTTAAGTGAGTATGCTGAAGGGTTGCTTGAAACGATAAAGGAAGAATATGAAGATTTAGAGGATGATCCAAGTAACCGAGAAGAGTTTATGACAAAGCGTATGAACTTACCAGTTACAAATTTAGAACGATCTGTTGCAAAATGGTCAGAAATCCTTGCTACAAATCGTCCTTTTCCTGATTTATATGCCCAGGAATGCATAGGAGCGTTAGACTTTGCGAGTATTCGGGACTTTGCAGCATGTGGTCTTTTATTTAGACAAAATGGTGAATATATCTTTAAAACTCATTCCTTCGTACGAAAAGAATTTGTTGATATCTATTACGGATATTCTAAAAAAGCAGGCGAGTTCAAGAAACAAAAATTCGCTCCAATTAAAGAGTGGGAAGATCAAGGTTTGTTAACAGTTGTGGACGAGCCTACTATTAATCCTCAACATATTGTTGATTGGTTTGTAGCGATGCGCGAGCAATATGGAATCAAAAAAATTATAGCTGATAACTTCCGGATGGAAGCAATAAGACCACTATTAGTAGCAGAAGGATTTGAAATAGAAGTTATACGAAACCCAAAAGCAATTCATAGTTTGTTAGCTCCACGTATTGAAATGGCGTTTGCAAATAAACAAATTGTTTTTGATGATAATCCGCTAATGCGTTGGTATACACAAAATGTATTGGTTGTTATCAAAGCTGATGGAAATAAAATATATGAAAAGAAAGAGCCCGTTCGTCGAAAAACAGATGGGTTTCAGTGTTTTGTTCATGCTCTTTATCGGGCGGATGAGATACAAGAAGCTACTGACTTTGTTATAGGCAATATTAAATTCTAATAAAGGGGGTGATAACCATTGGATGGTTAGGTTCAGTATTTAAAAGAAATAAAGAATTAGAATTCATGTTGGATCTAGACATAATAACTGATACAGTAAACAGGCTTCATATGAAACGCTTGGCGATTGATACATGCGTATCATTTTTAGGAAGGACAATTAGTCAATCTGAATTTAGAGTAAGAAATGGTAAAGTATTTAAGAAGGATGAGCTTTATTATCGATTAAATGTAAGACCAAACAAGAATATGACCGCAAGTACCTTTTGGGAAAGGTTTGTTCGCAAACTTATTTATGATAATGAGTGTTTAGTTATACAAGCAGATGATGGTGATTTACTTATTGCAGATGGATTTCAACATAATGAGTATGCTGTGTTTGAAGATACTTTTACTGATGTAAGGGTAAAAGATTATACGTTTAAGAGAAGTTTTAAGCAAAGCGAAGTTATTCATTTGAAGTATCGGAATGATAAATTATCTCCACTTATTGATGGATTATTTGCAGATTACGGTGATTTATTTGGTAGGATATTAAACTCACAGAAACGTAAAAATCAAGTTCGTGGCACGGTTGATATGGATATGATTGGTGCTAAAACTGAGGAACAGATAGCAAAGTTACAAGAGTTTATAGACAATATGTATAAGTCAATTGGTTCGAAAGATATAGCTATTGTTCCACAGCAAAAAGGCATTAATTATAACGAGATATACAATGGTGTTGCGAATGGTCCAAGTGTGGAAGAAATTAACAAAGTAACAAATGGTTTCTTAAATCAAGTAGCTATGGCAATTGGTATTCCTATAGCTTTGATATATGGAGAAATGGCTGATGTAGAAAAGCAAACGAAAAATTATATGCTTTTCACAGTACGACCATTATTAAAAAAGCTATCTGATGAAGCGAACGTTAAATTCTTTGAAATGAGTGAATATCTTTTAGGACGAAAAATTGAGGTTAAGGCTGTTTCCTATCAAAGTATATTTGATCTTGCGACAAGTATTGATAAACTCATTTCTTCAAGTGCATTTACAGGGAATGAAATTCGTTCAGAAGTAGATTATGAAGAGTCGGATGATCCAAACCTAAATATCCATCATATTACAAAGAACTATACAAAATTAAATGAATCTGAAGGCGGTGAGAAATAATGGAACATGTGAATATGAATAAGCTTTTGAATTTAAAAAGTGATATTCGCTTTGAAGCTAAAGGTGAAAATGAATACAAATTAACTGTTTATGGGTCAATTGGTGGATGGTTTAGTGAAAATAATGCTGAAGCAGTAAGAAGAAAAATTCAAGATGTTAAAGCAGAAAAAATACACGTTCATATTAATTCAGGTGGAGGCTCCGCATTTGACGGTGTAGCAATTTGTAATCAGTTAAAGCAGCATAGTGCAGAAATTATAGTTCATATTGATGGTTGGGCAGCTAGTGCAGCGTCTGTAATTGCAATGGCAGGTGATAAAATCATAATGCCTAGTAATACTATGATGATGATTCATCAAGCGAGTACCTTTGAATACGGAAATGCAGATCTTTTTGAAAAAACAGCACGAGATTTACGTAAGATCGATTCAGCTTTAGCAGCATCTTATAAAAAACGTTTTGTTGGAACAGACGAAGAATTAAAACAACTTTTAAAAGATGAAACTTGGTTAACAGCAGAGGAAGCAGTTGCTCTTGGTTTAGCTGATGAAATTGCTGATGAAATCGAAATTGATGATACGCAAGAAGATGAAGAAGAGGAAGTTGTAGAAAATTTCAAAGAAGGTTTAGTAGCTAAGTATACGAAACAACCAAATAATCAAAATCCAGGAGAGCCTATTCAAGAGCCTGTTAATACAAAACAGAATCTGAGTACGCTCTTTTTAAATTTAGGAGGAAAATAAAATATGGTGATTAAATTCAATAACTTTGAAGAGAAGAAATTAGCATTTGCGAAAGCAACGCAGGAAGGTACAGCAGAAGAGCAATCAACAGCATTAAACTCCATGATTGAAGCACTTGCTACAGATGTACGAGCAGATATTTTAAATCAAGTAAATGAATCTATGGTAGATCGTTCTATTATGCAATCTCGTGGAGCCAATGTACTAACAAGTGAAGAACTGAAATACTTTAATGCAGTTGTGGAAGAAGGCGGATTTAAGTCTGCTGAAACTTTACCTAAAACAACACAAGAGAGAATTTTTGATGATTTAGTTCAAGGTCATCCGTTGCTAGAGCATATCGGCTTAGAGAATTTAGGAGCTGTAACAGAATTTATTTATGGAGATCCAGAGGGTGCAGCTGTATGGGGGCCATTATTTGGTGATATTAAAGGGAAATTAAATGCTACATTCCGAAAAGAATCGATTACTCAACTGAAATTAACAGCATTTATTCCATTAGCAAACGATATGCTAAAACTTGGTCCGGTATGGGTTGAACGATATGTTCGTACTATGATTTCAGAAGCGATGTCAGTAGGTTTAGAGCGTGGTTTTGTAGTGGGTACGGGTAAAGAAGAACCTATTGGTTTATTAAAAGATCCTAGTGGAAATGTAGTGAATGGAGTATATCCAGATAAAAAACCTGCAGGAACTTTAACATTTGAACCAGGTCGTAAAACAATTAATGAATTAAAAGATGTAGTTAAATTATTAGCTAAAAAGTTAAATCCTGATGGTAAAACAGATGCAGATAGACCAAAAAATATCGCTGGAAAAGTAGTTATGGTAACGAATCCGTTTGATACTTTTGATATTCAAGCAAATTCAACAATTCAAAATGCAGCTGGAGTGTATGTGACAAGTTTACCTTTCAATCCAACTCCTACAGAATCAGTATTTGTACCTCAAGGTAAGGTGTTGTTCTTTGTTAAAGGAGAGTATATTGCAGCAATGGGCGGAACGGATCCAATCCAAAAGTATAACGAAACACTAGCTTTAGAAGATGCAACACTTTATATCGCTAAGCAATACGCTACAGGTAAGCCGAAGGATAAATATACATCACAAGTTTATACATTAAAACTAGAAGAAACACCAACTCCACCAGCTCAAGGGTGATGTGAATGGACACAGTGATTTCAAATGAAATATTACAGCAATTCAAAGATAGGATGCGATTAGGTGATGATGAAGATGATAACCTAAGACGTATTCTTTTTGCATCTAATAAAGATTTAATTAGGGTTTGCGGTAATTACGATCTTAATAATGACGAGGTGTTCAAGGAGTTAGTCTTTGAACGCTCTCGTTATGTTTATAACGATGCTTTAGAGTATTTTGATAAGAATTTTTTAAGTCAGATTAATAGTTTAAGCATTGAAAAAGCTTTAGAAGAAATCAAATTGGACGGTGATTAATATGCGTCCTTTTCAATATAAAAAGCCACTGAATACCGGTGATTTTAGGAATCGAATTATTATTGAGCAACCTGAAGTAATAAAAGATGAATTAAACCAAGTTATCGAAACGTCTTGGCAGGAATTTAAAAAAGCATGGTCGATGATAAAAACGGTGAAAGGGTCTGAGTACATTGAAGCTTCAGCTTCACAGGCGACACGAGTTTATCGATTCGTTATTCCGTACACCTCTGGTATAACGGAAGAAATGCGAATTAATATGAAAGGCCGTATCTTTGATATCATCGAGCCACCGATGAATGATGATGAAATGAATCATTCATTGACCATTATCGCAAAGGAGCATGTTTAATATGAACGATTTTGCGAGTGAGATTGCTAGAGAGTTACAAAGATATGCAAATGTTGTGGAAGAAGAATTAGAAAATGAGATCGATGAAATAGGAGATATTGCTGTAGGTAAATTAAAGCAAGGTAGTCCTAAAAAAACAGGGGGTTATCGTAAAGGCTGGCGTAAGAAAAAAGAAGGAAAGGGCGTTGTTCTTCATAATACAAAAGGACAATTAACACATCTTTTAGAAAATGGACATGCGAAAGTTGATGGTGGTCGAGTCCCAGCACAAGTGCATATTCGTCCAGTTGAAGAGTATGTAATTGACGAATTGCCAAGACGTATCGAAAGGGCGATTCAACGATGACATTAGGTGAATTAACGAAAATTCTTGAAGCTACAGGTTATCCTGTGGCTTATTCGCATTTCACAGCAACGCCAACTAATCCAGTTCCAGCGCCACCTTATATATGTTTTCTTGTGGATGGCTCTTCAAACTTGATGGCTGATAACAAGGTCTATCACAAGATCAATGATTTAAATATAGAGCTTTATACAACAAAAAAAGATTTAGTTGCAGAAGCCAAACTTGAAAAAGTCCTAGACGATCATGAGATTCCTTATGATTCATACGAGACTTTTATTGAAACTGAAAAATTGTATCAAAAATTTTATGAAACGAGGTTGATGTAAATGAATAAGGAAAATAAAGTTACTTTCGGTTTGAAGAATGTACATTATGTGCCAATTGATATTGAAGGATTATTAGTGAAGTTTGGTACACCAATCCCACTACCTGGTGGAGTTGAATTAACTTTCGAACCACGCGGTGATTTAATTGAATTCTATGCAGATGACATGCTTTACTATGCAGCAAGTAATAACCAAGGTTATGATGGAACGCTATCCATTGCGACTATTCCAGAACAATTTGCTATCGATGCATTAGGTGAGCAATTAGATGAAACAGACGGTGTATTAAATGAGTTAGCTGATGCCAAAGGAAAATCATTTGCATTACTATTTGAATTCGATGGCGATGTGAACGCAACTCGACATGTTATGTATAACTGTGCAGCAAGTCGTCCAACAATTGCATCTAAAACAAAAACAAATTCTGCTGAGCCAAATACAAATGAATTGAAATTCGTTTCTAGTCCAATTGTTTTAGCGCCTGGTGGCAGACCAATGGTTAAAACAAAAACAACATCTAAAACAACTCAAGCAATTTATGATAATTGGTACAAAGAAGTTTACGTGAAAAAAACAGTATCACAGGGGGCGTAATTAAGTGGAAAAGACAATTACAATTGATGGTAAACAAGTCAGATTAAAAGCTACTGCGGCAACGGTTAAACGTTATAAAGCGCAATTTAGACGCAATTTATTTGCAGATTTGATGGGGTTAGGGGCGATTAATGCTTTAACTTCATCAGATGGATCAGAACAACCTATTGATATGTCAAATGTTGATATAAGTAAGGTAGACTTTGAACTTATTTATGATTTGACTTGGTTATACGCTAAAACAGCTGATTCAAGCATTCCTGATCCTATGACGTGGTTGGATGAATTTGAAGAATTCCCGATTGAAGAAATTATGCCAGAAGTCATGGAATTAGTTCAAGTTACTATGGGAGCAAAAAAAAAATAAAGAAAAATAATGAAGAGCAAGGGACTTTCGGTGATGAAGAGTTAACAACCGATACGTTCCTTGCTCTTTGTTATAAATCAAAGTTAACACATGGTGATTTAGAAGATATGACAATCGGTGATTGCTTTGATTATATTGCTGAATTTTCTGAAATGGAAAATCCAGATAAAGAAAAAGTAAGAAAAGCGAATCAAAAAGATTACGATTCTTTCTAAGAAATGAGGTGAGAATATGGCAGGAAGAATTAAAGGAATCACGGTTGAAATTGGCGGTAATACCGTCGGTTTACAAAACGCCTTGAAAGACGTAAATAAACGCAGCAATGATTTAACAAAAGAATTAAAAGATGTAGAACGTCTTTTGAAATTTGATCCAGGTAATGTGGAAGCATTAGCGCAAAAACAAAAATTATTAACACAACAAATTGAAAATACAACTGAAAAACTAGATAAGTTAAAGGCTGCTGAACAACAAGTACAGGCACAATTTCAAAACGGTAAGATTTCTGAAGAACAATATCGTGCGTTTAGGCGTGAAATTGAATTTACAGAAGGGTCACTTAATGGTCTTAAAAATAAATTAGGAAGCATGAAAGCCGAGCAAGAAAATGTAGCAAGTTCAACTAGACAATTAGAAACATTATTTAGGGCTACAGGAAAAAGTGTTGATGATTTTGCAGGAGCGTTAGGAAATCGTCTTGTGAATGCAATTAAAAGTGGAACGGCTACAAGTCGCCAGTTAGAACAAGCAATTGGAATTATCGGCCGAGAAGCATTAGGAACAGAAGCTGATATTGAGAAATTACAGAGAGCATTACGATCTGTGGATGCTGGAAACTCAATTCAACAAGTACAAAATGAGTTAAGAGATTTACAGCAAGAAGCCGGAAGAACAGAGAAGAAGTTTGAAGGTCTAAAAATAGGATTAGAAAATGTTATCGGTGGAGTGGCAGCTGGTGGCGGAATAGCAACTGCGATTGAAAAAGCAATGGATATGTCAAAGTTGAAAACTAAGATTGATATAACATTCGATGTTCCTGAGTCCTCAAAAAAATCAGTAGAGGAAGCTATAAGGGGGGTTACCGCTTATGGTGTGGATGCTGAAGAATCGCTTGCTGGTGTACGTAGACAATGGGCTTTAAATAAAGACATTAGTGATGAAGCAAATGCATCTATAGTAAAGGGAGCAGCAACAATCGCGCAATCCTATGAAGGAATAGATTTTACGGAATTAATTCAAGAAACATACGAAATAGGCAGTGAATTAGGGATAACTCAAGAAAGTGCTCTTGGTATGGTTGATGCGTTGTTAAAAATGGGATTTCCACCAGAGCAACTAGATATCATTGCCGAATACGGAAGTCAGCTGACTCGTGCGGGTTTTAAAGCTGAAGAAGTCCAAGCGATTATGGAAGCAGGGGTTGAAACGGGTAGCTGGAATATCGACAATATGCTGGATGGGCTGAAGGAGGGGCGAATCCAACTAGCTGAATTTGCTCAAGGTGCGGATAAAGCTTTAAAAGAAGCCCTTGATGGATCAGGTATTGCAACTGAACAAATAGAAAAATGGGGTGCAGCTGTCGCTAAAGGTGGAAGTGACGGTTCGAAAGCTATGGTGGAAGTAGCTAAAGCGATAGAAGGAATAGAAGATCCTGTTAAAAAGAATCAAGTAGGGGTTAAAGTTCTAGCCACTATGTTTGAAGACCAAGGACAAAATTTAACCAATACTTTAATAAACGCTTCAGAAAAAACAGTAGACTTCCAGAAGAATCAGGATAAATTAAATGAATCCATAAAAAAAATGGATGCAAGTCCAGCAGTTAAGTTTCAAAAAGCAATGCAAGATTTACAAGTTGCACTCAAACCTGTTCTTAGTGTAATAGCGGATGTTATTTCAAAAGTAGCTGAATGGATTTCAAATAATCCAAAATTAGCAGCCACATTAACAGCCGTTGCAATGGCTATTGGTATAATTTCGGGGGCTATCATGGCACTTGCACCAATAGTCATGACAGTAATGAGCATATTTGGGATTGGTGCGGCCGCAGCGGCTGGGATAGTTGCCATTGTGCCGATTATCATAGCCGCTATAGTTGCTTTAGGTGTAGCCATTTATAAAAACTGGGAAGATATCAAAAACTGGACAATAGAAACCTGGAATTCTATTAAGGAATATTTGATAGAACTTTGGGACGGTATCGTTCAATCATCTAGTGAAGCCTGGAATTCATTTTTAGAAACAATGCATGCATTTTTTGATCCCATTGGTCAATTCTTCAGTGATTTGTGGAGGAGCATAGGTGAGATATGTAGTAGTACATGGAATTCTATAGTTGAATTCTTTTCTGGGGCGTGGGCTTCATTCACAGAAATGATGCATAGTTTCTTTGATCCGATAGGTGAATTCTTTAGCAGTTTATGGTCTGGAATTGTTGAAACGGCTTCCTCTCGGTGGACATCTTTAGTTACAACGGCATCCGAATTGTGGGGTATGCTAACGCAAGCTTGGCAAGATACTTGGAATGCCATTGTTACTTTTTTAGATCCCATCATTTCATTGATTTCAACAGTTTTAGAAGCAGGCTGGTTATTAATTCAAGCCGGAGTGCAAATTGCATGGGCAGCTATAAGTCAATATATCATTCAACCGATCCAGGAAGCTTACAATTGGGTAAGTGGAAAAATTGGCGAATTAGTTAACTGGCTTAGTAAACAATGGGACATAGCGAAGGCTGCAGCACAAATTGGATGGGGTTTATTTAAACAATACATTATTCAACCGGTTCAAGAAACTTGGAACTTAGTGAAAGAGAAGTTCAGTGATTTAGTCTCTTGGCTTGATTCACAGTGGGAAACAGCGAAATCTTATACACTAGCAGGTTGGAATTTAATAAAGCAGTATGTCATTCAACCAGTTCAAGAATTGTGGAATACAACGAAAGAAAAACTTGGAGATTTGGCAAATTGGATATTAGGAAATTGGGAAAAAATAAAATCCTATACACTTGCAGCTTGGAATTTAGTGAAGCAATATGTGGTTCAACCAGCTACAGAAGCTTATAACTCAGCTAAAGAAAAGTTTGAGAGCTTGTATAATGCAGCGAGAGAAAAATTTGAAGCTGTAAAGAATGCCGCTAAAGAAAAATTTGAAGCGGCGAAAAATTTTATTATGGACCCAATAAGGGATGCGGTTGAGGGGGTAAAGGGATTCATCGATAAAATCAAGGGATTCTTTGACAATCTGAAATTGAAAATTCCGAAGCCAGAAATGCCGAAAATGCCACACTTTAGCTTACAAACTAGTACGAAAAACGTTTTAGGAAAAGATATTACGTTTCCGTCTGGTCTTGATGTCCAATGGCGTGCTAAAGGTGGTATCTTCACTAAACCGACTATCTTTGGAATGAATGGCGGAAACTTGCAAGGCGCAGGAGAAGCTGGAAAAGAAGCGGTTTTACCATTAAATAAAAAGACACTTGGAGACATTGGTGAAGGTATTGCTAAAACTATGATTGGTACTACCCGATCTATGAATCAATTAATGGGTGATATGAGTCGCATGATGGATAGTTCCATGAGCCAGTTATCGGGATTGAAAACTGTTATGAGTGGTGTGTATGGCAGTATGGCTAATAGTAAGCAATCTATGAGTAGTGGTGTATCAAATCAAGTGTTTAATTACTCGTCTGGATCATCTGGTGGCAGTGCAACTCCAATGCTTGGTGGTGACTTGGTAGTTGAGGTTCCTGTTGTTTTAGAGGGACGAGATGTGGCACGTGGTACTTATCGATATACAACCGAGTATCAAGATAGAGAAACAGCAAGAAACTCAGCCTTTTAGGTTTGGGTTTCTTTTATTTTATAAAGAAATGAGGTGTTAACATGAGTTCTTTTACATTTAACAATCAAAGAAAAGTCTTTGTTCAAATAGAAAAAGGGTGGAAAAGACCTACATGGGCACCATTAAAAAGGAATTTTCTAAGCGTCCCAGGTTATCCTGGTGCAAGATTATTAAACACACAAACGGAAATGCGAGTTCTTTCTATTCCTGTTGGAATCATAGTTCCTGATGGATCAGATTTAGAGACATTGAAAGAAGAAATAGCTGATTGGCTTATTACAGAGCAACCAGTAGAGCTTATTTTCGATGTAGAGCCAAACAGAACATATCTAACTATTGTGGACGAGGGTTTTGATCCAGAGGAGTTTGTTACTTTAGGTAAAGGTAATTTGAAATTCGTTTGTCCAATGCCTTATAAGTTAGGGGAAGTACAGACTCACACATTCACTCAAAATTGGTCCACCGAGATTACTTCTTATTTCACGAATAAAGGAAGCGTTGAAGTTCCGGCATTAATTGAAATCGAAGCCAAGAAACCAAGTACATTTTTAGATGTATGGTTTGGTAAATACCCTCTAGAGCGAAACTATTTCCGTATTGGTTACCCGTTAACTGTGGAGGAGACAACGGTGCAAGAACGTGAGCGTGTATTATGGGATGAAATGTCATCTGTGGTCGGTTGGACTCCTATTACTGGACAAGTTGAGGAAATGAAAGGAACCGGTAGTTTTAAATCAAGAGGTGGTTATGCATTATATTGTGAAGATTATGGACATGAGAAAGGATTCCATGGTGCTCTAGCTAAGAGGAGTATTCCAGGTGGACCATTACAAGATTTCGAAATGGAGACATGGGTTCGTTTGAGATCAAAAAGTATTGGAGAAATGGGTCGTGTGGAGGTATTGCTTTTAGATGAAGCAAGTAATATTGTCACACGAATTAACATGAATGATTTATATTGGGATGCCGAAATCACAAAATCATACATGCGTATTGGAAATGCAGGAACGCCTAACAGTATACGAAAATTAGTAGATACAAATGGGGCACATCCTAATACATTTAATCAATTTTACGGTAGGTTACGTGTTGCAAGACGAGGGAATGAATGGTCTGTTTATGTAGCTCGTTTTAGAGATGGAACAGAAATTGACGATGCATCACTTGTTGAACGTTGGATTGATGAAACAGGAAACCCGATGACAGAACGGAAAGTTGCACAAGTTATGATTGCAATTTGTAAGTGGGATAATAACCAACCTGTCGATGTAATACAAATTGATGATTTAAAGATTTGGAAAATAAACAAAGTCCCTTCAAATACAAAGCCTTATATTTTTGAAACGGGAGATAAGGTGATTATCGATACAGAAAGAAGTCTTGTTACGATTAATGGGAAAGATGCTATTAATATTAAAGATATATTTAGTGAGTTTCCTAAAATCATACGTGGGGATAATCGTATTGATATTATGCCGCCAGATGTAAATGCAACGATCAGTTATAGGGAGCGATTTAGATGAGAACGCCAAGTGGTGAATTGCATGTTGTTGATTTTAAAACAGAACAAATTGTAGCATCCATTCAGCCTAAAGATTATTGGGATGATAAAAGACATTGGGAAATCAAAAATAACATTGATACATTAGAGTTTCGCGTATTTGATAATACAAGGTATTCATCCACACTTATGCAGCAAAACTTAGTATTAAAAGAAGTGCGTGATGGTCGTATCGTTCCTTATGTAATCACTGAAATTGAAAAAGAATCTGATGATAGATCGGTAATAGCTTATGCATCTGGTGAATGGGTTCAACTTGCTAAAGCTGGAATTATCCCTCCACAAAAACTAGAAGGTAAGACAGTTATTGAAATGGTGGATATCGCCCTGGCAGGTACGAAGTGGAAAAAAGGAAATTTGGAATATACTAGTTTCCGATCTATGACTATTGATGAATTTATTGATCCGTTATCTTTTCTTAAAAAGATAGCATCATTATTTGAATTAGAAATACAATACCGTGCGGAAGTTGTAGGATCTCAAGTCGTTGGGCGTTATGTAGATATGGTAAAGAAGCGCGGTCGAGAAACAGGGAAAGAAGTAACTCTCGGCAAAGATTTGATGGGAATTAAACACATTGAAAACTCTCAAAACATTTGTACAGCCTTAGTTGGTTTCGTCAAAAAAGAAGGTGACACTATCATCACAGTTGAGAGCATTAATAATGGTTTCCCCTATATTGTAGACAATGATGCATTTCAACGATGGAACGAGCGCGGTCAACATAAATTTGGCTTCTACACGCCAGAAACAGAAAAAGATATAACACCACAACGTTTAATGACTCTCATGAATACAGAGTTAAAGAAGCGTGTAAATACATCCGTTTCGTATGAAGTTGAAGCACAATCAATTGGTCGTGTGTTCGGCTTGGCTCACGAATTAATTAATGAGGGCGATACGATACGAATTAAAGATACTGGATTTACACCTAAGCTTTATTTAGAAGCAAGGGCAATTGCTGGTGATGAATCATATAAGAATCCATTACAAGATAAATACGTATTTGGAGATTATCGTGAAATCATTGACCCAAATGAGGAATTAAGAAAGATTTATAATCGTATCCTTAGTTCATTAGGCAATAAACAAGAAATGCTAGATCAGTTAGATAAATTAGTAAAAGAAGCCAATGAAACCGCTGGTAATGCACAAAAAGAATCAGAAGCAGCAAAAGTACTTGCTGAAAATGTGCAAGAGAATATTGAAAAAAATACCGTTGAAATTATAGAATCTAAGAATCCACCGACAACAGGGCTTAAAGATAGCAAGACTCTATGGTTAGATATTTCTAATGGTAAGCCTGGCATTTTAAAACTCTGGAAAGATGGCATTTGGGATTCTGTTGTTCCTGATATTGAATCAGTAAAAAATGAGGTTACTGGTCAATATAACGAAGTAAAAGAAACACTTCAAGGGGTTTCACGTACCATTGTTGATATAAAAAACGATCAGGGTACCATTGAAAAAAAGGTTACAGCAATAGAACAAACGGCAAGCGGATTATCTTCCACAGTTTCTGATTTAAATAATATAGTAGATGGACAAGGGAAAAAGCTTACTGATGCAAATTCTAAAATTGAACAACAGGCAACAACAATCAATGCAAAGGTTGAGCTTAAACAAGTAGAGGATTATGTTGCTGGATTTAATATACCTGATTTAAAGCAGACAGTTAATCAGAATAAAGAAGATTTATTAAATGAATTAGCTAACAAGCTAGCAACTGAACAGTTTGATCAA